CATTTGTATTTGTTTTTAATTTGTTGTGTATTTCGTTGAGTTTTTCATTGCTAAAAGATAGTGTTACGAATTTTCCACTTTTATCGTGCCTTAATTCTTCTTGTAATCTTACGCTCCAATTCCTAGCCTTTTGTTTTCTGCACTCAATGCACCTAGAGCAGCCAACAGCTACGTATAGTAACCGTTGGTCTGCTGGTGCTGGTGGGGGGTTATAGTTATTTTTTTTCGTTGGTTTGTATCTTTTATTATCAATTAATTTCGGATATAAGCACACTATCTTGTTATTGTAGGTTGCGAATATGTTTTTCCTGGTACTGTTGTTGGTGGTGTTTTTGTTGGTATCATTTTCCTTCCGAATGCATCTGTAAGGCCTCTGTTTAAAGTTCCTAATACATTTGATGCTCCTCCTAGTTCTGCTGCGTATCTTAATGCATTTGAATGCAATTCTGCATTTTTTCCGCTTTGTTCATTGTTTAGTTCTGCTATTGTATAGTTTTGAGCTAGTTTTTGTACTTCTAAGTCGTACATTTTTAGCATATTATCTAGTTGCCCTTTTGTTAATTCTGTTTGGGCTTTTGTGTATAACGATTGGAAGAATGATGTAGCTACTTGCTGATTGTTTAGTTTAATTTGTCTCCTTATTAATTCTTCTTTTTTGTTATTTTCAATATTAGAACCTCTTGTCTGTTCAATTATTTGTAGGTTACTATTTTTGATTTTTTCAAGTTCTTGTTCTACGCTTTCGATTTTAAATTCTTTTGTTTTATCGTTTATATACAAATCAATATTTTTTAGTGCGTTATCTATTGCTATGCCTTCACGTTTCACGTTTTCCGTTTGTACTTGACTGATTATTAAATCAGTACCTGCCTTTAAGTTGTTTATTTCGCTTTGCAGTTTATCTCCACCTTTACCTTCTTTGTTGTCTGAATCTACGTTAAGGTTTCTTGCTTGTGCTTCTTTTAGTTTAATATCTGCTGCTGCGCTTGAAGCGTTAACGATATCGATATAATTTGGTGCTGGTGCGCTTCCTCCTGCTGCTGAACCTCCACCTGCTGAACCTCCTGTTTGGCTTCCTAATGTTGAACCACCCATTCCGCCTTTTCCGTATAATAGCGAAGCGTTAAGTCCTGCATCTTTTAACATACCTAATTGAGCTCCTGGACCTGTTCGTTTGAATGTGTCCATTTGGATTTCTTGTCCCTGTTCATTTAGTAGTCTTTGTTTTTCATATTGTTGTTGGTTTAGTGTTTGTTGATTTTGTAGTTGTAAAGCCATTAGATTTTTTTGGTCTGCTAAGGCTTTTTTACGTTGTCTGTTGTTGTGTATCCAGGACCCTATCGTGGTTCCTGCTGCTACTCCTAATTTTAATAGTAATGGTAATAGTGGTGGCATTTTATTAAGTTTTAATTGTTTGTTTTCGTGCTTTTTCTAAAAGCTTGTACATTTTCTCGATATATATGAATACGTGCGTACTACTTGTTTAAATAAAGGGGGGACTTTACTCCCCCCTTATCACGTCACGTATTGGCTACGGTTTCCGTATTTTCGTTTTCATTGCCTTCTACTAATTTTAGATGACCATATTTTTCGTCGCGTTTAGCGGTTACGCTAGCTGCTACTTTATCCATTGCTTCTGCTGCAATTTCAAAACGGTCTGTTCTAATGTTGTAAGCTGCAATAACTCCTTCTTTACGTTCCGTATGAATTATAGGCGCTCCGTCTTCTATGGGTTCATTATTTTGAATAATGCGCTCCATTTTTGTTTCAATTGTTTCGCCTTCCACTCGTTCTTCTCCCTCTAAGGAAGTTGAATCATAATAAGGTATTTTATACATTTTATAGGTTTGGAATTACTTTGGCACTCATTTTACGACGGCACGTTACGTTATTTCCAATTTGAATCCAAAAGTTTTGGCTGTCTAGTTGGGTTTCTGCGAATACGTTGTTGAATTTGCTAGGGTCGATGTATGTGGTAATATCTTTTACTCCGTTTGGTACTCCGCTAACGGTGAATGCTTGTTCGTACCTTCTGTTTAGTGTCATAAACATCTCTCTGTCTTCCATTGCAAAGTTTCCTCGGCATCGGTTTGTATTTGTCATATAATTTACCCACGCTGGTTGTTTTCCTGCCGACTTAAATTGAGTAGTGAAAGTACCTGGTGCTACTTCTTGTACTACTGTGTCAAAGTATGCCATTTGGTCGGTGATTAGGTCTTGGTATCCGATAGCGTCCAATGCTGGTTTATGAAAATCATTCATTGTTTTTAAGTTAGTGTCCCATTGGTTACCCTGTGAGTAATCAATTCGAGGTGTTAAGCTAACGATTCCCATAATATAGCAAGGTTCATTACATTTAATCCTTACTTTGCCTCCTTTATCTTTTCCTGTCATCCTTCCACGTCCTGCAAGTGTTCCAAGTGGTTGGTCTGGTTGTGCGCTTGTATTAATTACTTCTTCGAATGCTAGTTCACGAATTAGAGACCCGTGGTAGATTGGATTCTCTACGCTTCGAGCTCTTTCGTGTGTGTATACTGCATCTAGCCAGTCATCATAAGTTCCACCACTAATTGCAATGCGGTTAAGCATTGTATATACTTTACTTGCTAGGTTTAGCGCATCAATAGTAAAGCTATTTCCTACTGTACTTACTCTTGTTACTTCATTAACTCCGTTTGTACCTGTAATCCATTCCGTCTGAATCCAGTTGTTAAATAGGTCTGATTGATATGTTTTTACGACTAATCCCTGTTGTGAGGATGTCATACTATATCCACCTGTTCCTTTAATTAGGTTAAGACTGTAAGGTGTTGGAGTTGTTCCTGCTGATGTTACCTGGAAAGCCCCTTGTTGGTTTACTGCTGCTAGAATATTTGCTCTCATTGTATCAATGTTCGCTAATGGGAAAGCTACTAATTGAGGTTTATTGTTTAACAAACTTCTGCTGCTAATTGCTAATGTTAATGGATTAACTGCATTATAATTTGTCGGCCTTGTGCTTGGATTATATCCACTCATTACAATAGTTGCGTATGTTACATTTGAGCCTCCACCTACTGAACCTCCATAAGTTACATTAATAATCCCGAACATTTGATTTGGTGTTCTTGCTCCTAAGTTGGTGCTAAAGAAGTTTGCATCGAAGTTAAAATCGGGCTTGCTTCCTACGAATTCTGCTGGTAGTAATACTGTTACTACACATCGTAGTTCTGTTCCCGATGCAATTCCAGTTATCCCCGCATTGTTTAGTGAACCCATAAATTGGTTTGTTGTTGCATTAAACATATTAACCTCCGTAACCGTTGCTGTTGTTGCTTGTGTCATTGGGTTGTGTACTACATATGCGTTTGTTTCTTGTTTGTTTGAATAATATTGTTTGAAAATGTCATAATAAGCAATGTATGGAACGGCATTAAATTCCCTAACGATATCCACTGTTTGACCTGGGAAATTTGTTCCTAATCCTCGAATATTTAAATAACTAAATATGCTAGATGGGTGTACTTGTGTTGCTGCTCCGTGTGATGATGTGTAAACTGCTTTAAGTTGCATCTGTGGCAGTTTGATTTGGCTCATATTCATACCGATATTTAAGGCATTCATATGCAGTTTTGCTTGGTATAGCCTAATTGGTACTTCAAAGATGTCTAATTGTACTTTGTAGCTGCCGAATAGTGGACCAATTGTTGGAAGTGTCATTACTTCGCATTCTAGGTCGATATCCCAGGAATCTCCAGGTAATCCCACCTCACTCATAAATGGAATTAGTGTTCCTGCTGCTGCGCTTGTTCTAAATACATAACTAAGGTCGTGTGTAGACCTGTCGTATGTTTTGTCTGAATAGACTTGTTTTCCTCCTGCGCCTAAGCGCTCACCTCCTAGTGTTGTTTTCATTTTTTTTCAGTTTTAAGTTTTAATTTTCTTTTAATTTTTGTTCGATATTTTCTAGCTTGTCTAATGATTTGCAATAATCGTTTATGACTATCATTAAGTTGATTAGATTTTTCCAATTGATTTCTTTAATTGCTGATTCTGCTTCTATTCCTGTTTCAAAGTCTTCTGTAATTTTGTAATTACCTAGCGTTGCGAAGCATTTTCCCTCTACTTCTACTACTACGAATGGTGTTCCTTCTATTTCTTTTCTTCTGATTAATTCGTTTTTTTCGTTTACTTCTATTGTATTCATTTTATTATTTTTAAGTTTTTATTAAATTGAATTTTTATAGTTTTAATCTATTTCTATTTTATCATATTTTGTATTTAAGTTTTATATTTTACCTTTTCACCCGAATTGGTTTGTGGTGCTAATATATAGTGTCGCTGTCATAACTGCAACCACGGTACGAATTTTTAATTCGTGGCGGGGGTGCGGTAATCATTTTAGCTTTTTAATATACTCTTTTTGTTTTAATTTTCTTCGTTTATGCTCATATTTTATAGCCTCCCAATTTTTGATGTCGTTTCCGTATCCTAGTCTGTTATTAAGTTTTTGAGCCTCTTTTAATACGTTTATATAGTCTTGTTCTCCTTCTTCTGTTGATATGTCTATTTTTTGCCCTAGTATATATCTTTCATTTTTATCTAGTTTTTCTAACCAGAGTAATTCTCT